AGAGCCAGTGGTTGAGAAAGAAGAAGTAAAAGTAGAAAAAGAAATTAAAGAAGAGAAAGAAAAAGAATTAGAGCAATACTCTGACAGTGTTCAGAAAAGAATAGCTAAGCTAACTAAAAAAATGCGTGAAGCAGAACGGCAAAAAGATGAAGCCATCGGTTATGCGCAGAGAGTGATGCACGCAAAAGAAAAAACTGATGCTAAAATTGCTAAGCTTGAACCAAGCTATTTGTCCGTTTCTGAAGAAGGTATTAAAACCGGTTTAGAAGCTGCGAAAGCAAAACTTGCTGCCGCTAGAGAAGCAAATGATCTAGGTGCAGAAGCAACCGCTTTGCAGGATATATCTGAATTAGGTGTTAGAAATGTACAACTTAGAGACACTAAAGCTGCACAAGAAGAGTATAAAAAACATCAAGAAGCCAAGAAAAAGGAACCAAGTCTTGCTAGACAGTTAGCAGCAAAAGGGACACCCGATCCTAAAGCTGAGTCTTGGGCAGAAAAAAATGAATGGTTTGGGCAAAATAATGCCATGACCTATACTGCCTTTGATCTTCATAAAACACTAACTGAAAAAGAAGGCTTTGATCCATCAAGTGACGAATATTATGCGGAGATAGACAAGAGAATAAAGCTTGAATTCCCCCATAAGTTTGATAAGATGAATGTAACGGAAACGACTAAACCGACGCAAACAGTAGCTTCAGCGAAGCGAAGCGTGAAACCAGGTCGCAAAACCGTGAGACTCACACCCTCACAAGTTACAATCGCTAAAAAATTAGGTGTGCCACTTGAAGAGTATGCGAAACAATTAAACATCACGAAGGAGGCATAAGCATATGAGTACAGATAAAAAAACCCCCCGTGCGAGTCAAACTAGAGAAAAGGAATCTCACAAAAAAGTTTGGTCTCCACCATCATCTTTAGATGCACCCCCTGCGCCAACAGGTTTTCAGCACAGGTGGATAAGAGCTGAGTCTATGGGCTTTCAGGACGTTAAAAATGTCCAAGGTCGAATTAGATCAGGATATGAATTAGTTAGATCTGATGAATATCCAGACGGCGGTTATCCAGTAGTTGAAGACGGCAAATATAAGGGAGTGATCGGAGTTGGCGGCCTAGTGCTCGCTAGAGTACCTGACGAGATCGTGCAATCGCGGGCTGATTATTATGCAAAACAACATAATGATAAAGTCGAAGCGTTAGACAACGATCTTATGAAGGAAGAGCATCAGAGTATGCCTATCAATATTGATAGACAATCTCGCGTAACTTTTGGTGGCTCAAAGAAAAGTTAATTTTTTAACGATTCCCACGGCACAAAGGTAAGATAAACAATGACTGGAGGCTCGAAAGGGCAGGTCAATTAAGGAGGCCATCATGGCAAATACAAGTAACCGATTCGGCTTAAGAGCAATCGGTAAAGTTGGACAGAATGATGATAACCAAGGTTTATCTGAGTATGATGTAGCGGCTAGTACGACTAGTGCTATTTACTTCCAGGACCCAGTGAAAGCTAGTTCTGATGGAGTAATAGTAAGAGCGATAGCAGGTGAAACTATCTTAGGTGGATTGAACGGTATTTTCTACACTGATTCAACAACAAGCAAGCCTACGTGGGCGAATAATCTCGCTGCAGCAAATGCTGCAACTGATATTGTTGCTTTCGTAGCAGATGACCCTTATGAGAGATTCGAGATCAAATCGAATAACGCGGGTGCTTCGGCACAAACGGATATCTTTATGAACTACGACATCTCTTACGTAGCAGGAGATTCAGCTAACTATGTTTCAAAAGTTAGTTTGGATGACGCAACTGCTTCTACGGCAAGTGGTCAACTTAAAGTACTAGGCGTTTCAAAAAACATAGACGACAATGAAATTGGCGCAGCCAATGTAAATTGGGTCGTTACTGTTAATGAACACTGGTTAAAATCAGCGGTGAATGGAGTATAGGAGAATAACATGGCTATATCACGAGGACAACTAGTTAAAGAACTAGAGCCAGGTTTGAATGCTTTATTCGGCCTGGAATATAAACGTTATGAGAATCAGCATGCTGAGGTATACGTAACAGAAACTTCGGACAGAGCGTTCGAGGAAGAAGTTATGTTATCTGGTTTTGCAAATGCAGCGGTTAAACCTGAAGGTTCTGCAGTAACTTTTGACAATGCTCAAGAGACTTATACTGCAAGATACACGATGGAAACAATTGCACTAGCATTCGCGATCACTGAAGAAGCGATCGAGGATAATTTGTACGATAGACTAGCGTCTAGATATACAAAAGCATTAGCTAGATCCATGGCGAATACTAAACAAATCAAAGCAGTTGATCCATTGATTAATGGGTTACCGCAAACGGCAACTTATCTCTCAGGAGATGGGTCTGCATTATTTGCGACTAATCACCCAACAATCGCTGGAACAGTTAGTAATACTTTGACAACTCAAGCAGACATCAATGAAACTTCATTGGAGCAAGCGTTAATCGACATTGCTGCAATGACAGATGAAAGAGGTCTAAAAATTGCGGCTAGAGGAATGAAAATGATCATTCCACCGGCTAACCAATTTAATGCTGAGAGACTTATGAAGTCACAAGGTAGAACTGGCACGGCTGATAATGATATCAATGCAATCGTTTCTATGGGAATGGTTCCTCAAGGTTACAGAGTGAACAATTTCTTAACTGATGCAGATTCTTGGTACCTTATCACTGATGTTCCAAATGGAATGAAGTACTTCGAGAGAACTCCCATCAAAACAGCGATGGAAGGTGATTTCGATACTGGCAACGTAAGATACAAAGCTAGAGAAAGATACAGATTTGGTGTATCCGACTATAGAGGTATCTTTGGCGTTCAAGGTGCTTAATATAAAATAATATTTTGTGGCGGGACATTGTTTCGCCACAATTTACAAGTAGAAAGAAAAAATGAAGGAATATCTTGTACACATCTGGGCATATGATTATCACGCAAAATTTCAAGTTTTAGCGGAAGATAGTCGTGAATCTATTGAAAAATCTATTGTTGACAAACTAGGAGAAAAAAGTGTAAAGTGGGAAACATCAGGAATGTTTAGAGATATTCCTAATAGAATAACCTATGAGGAGGTTATACATGACCGAAGACCTATACAAACAAAAGAGGTCCTTGGAGTTAGGGTGGCAGTATGAGTATAATCAACACGGAAAATATACTCTTAATATGGTCGAGATTGATGAAAAGATTAGATCTATCATCACCCAGATCAAAGCTGAAGAGTTTAAAATCGCTGATAGAGAAATTAAAATCAGTAATTCAGCCCCCGAAGTATCTGTGGCTACTTAGATAAACGCCACATCGCTGAAATCGTACTTTTACCGTAGGATCTCTTGCACTCAATTAAAAATTAAGCTATAAACAAAATACTATACAATTAATTAATGGAATATCGACGCGTATAGTCGACGGCCTAGAGGCGATATTCTATAAACTAGGAGAATAATCATGGCACAAACATTGTTTAGAGGACCAGTTCTACAAGGCAAATTCAACGACGCCGGAGTAACTGGATACAATCTAACAGAAAAAAACGCGGCGTACACTTTAGTGGCGGACACTGATACTGGAGTACAATTTACCAGTAAATCAGGAAGTCCTACATTTACTGTTCCTACGCACGCAGCAGGACAGGTGTTTACAATTATAAACACAGGTCCAGACGGCACTAACGAAGTGGTAATCAGCGGCGATGCTGGTGAGATCCACTTTAAAGCAACAAACGGCGCTACATTAACAAATACTTTAGCTACTCAAAAAGTGGGAGACTTTATTAGTCTTGCTACTTTACATGGCAGCACGAAGTATTCTGTTGTTGCATGTCAAGGCGTTTGGGCGATAAGTTAATAAAATAACGTGAGCTCCTTCGGGAGCTCACAATTAAGGAGATAAAAATTATGACGATGCAATCGCCAAATATACAGGCTAGTTATATAAATACTGAAGGCACTACCGTGCAAGTAGGAAGAACAAGAGTTTATGGAGTTTATCTAGACAGTCATACAACTGCTGGAAATTTTTCTATCCATAATGAAAATTCCACTGGTACAGTAATGTTTAGATGTAAGACCCCTGCTCTAGCTGAAGGGATTACAATAAATTTTCCGCAACCGATTTTATGTAAAGATGGAGTTTATACAGCCTTCACTACTGAACACGTTGTAGCAGCGACAGTTTTTCATAGTGGTGGAAGTAGCAACTAGGAGGACTAAGTGGCTTTTTCTGGCACAACTACATTCGAGAAGACATTCTCGATAGATGAAATTATTACTGAGTCTTTTGAAAGATTAGGATTTTTTGATTATTCCGGAAATGATTTAAGATCAGCTAGAAGATCATTAAATATTTTATTTCAAGAGTGGGACAATAGAGGTGTACACTTTTGGGAAATAGCGGAACACGCATTTACATTAGCAACCGATCAAAATAATTATGTTATCTATCGTTCTCCAAGCGATGGAGATGCTAATGGTATCACAACTACATTAACAGCCGGAATTAATGCAACTGATTTAACTATTCCAGTTGCTGCCGTGGCCCAGATGCCTTCTGCTGGAAAAATTAGAATTAATTCTGAAGTTATAAGGTATTCTTCTATTTCAAGTTTAAATTTAATTGTTTCTTCGACTGCAGATAGAGGAATTGATGGCACAACAGCAGCGAGTCATTCTTCTGCGGATGCAGTTACAAATATTGCTGATATGTGTTCAGATATTCTTGAGGCAAGTTATAGAACAACTTCTGATGTAGATACCCCTTTATCAAAAATAAATAGATCACAGTATTCAGCTTTTTCAAATAAAATTGCAACAGGACAACCCTCTCAATATTGGGTCCAACGATTTATAGATAGGGTTTCAGTTACTTTATATTTAACACCAGGTAGTTCTCAGAATGGAAACTTCATGCATTTTTATTATGTAAAAAGAATTCAAGATGCCGGAGCCTATACTAATGAGGCAGATATAGTTAATAGATTTGTACCTGCAATGTGTGCAGGCTTAGCTTATTATATGTCGATGAAAAAAGCTCCACAAAGAACACAAGAAATGAAATTAATTTATGAGGATGAAATAAACAGAGCGCTTCAAGAAGACGGTTCTCCAGCGAGTGTTTATATTTCTCCTAAAACTTATTATCCGGAGATATAATGGCAAAATTTGCAAAAGGAAAATACGCATTAGCAATTTCAGACAGAAGTGGATTAGCTTATCCATGGAGACAAATGGTTACAGAATGGAATGGAGCCTTTGTTCATTATTCAGAATATGAACCTAAGCAACCTCAATTAGAACCAAAACCATTTGTTGCAGATCCTCAAGGATTAGAACAAGCTAGACCAGCGCGAACAGAATTTGGTACTCAAGATATTTTACCAAAAAATCCATTTACAACGGCAGCTGCTTCTAAACAAGTAACAGTTTCAGAACCTTTTAGTGCTAGACAGGATGAGGATATTGTGAGATTCACTGCAGTTAAATCTTCAGTGGGTGGAGTCAGTATTCCTACTTTAGAATTATCTACTACTTTAAATGGAGATATTACAGCCAGTGCTACAACTTTAGTTCTCACTGATTCATCTGCATTTCCATTATCAGGATGGATTGTAATTGAAAAAGTACAAACTTCTGGTCCGGCAGGGGATTCTTATTATAAAAATGAAGTTATTAGATACACTGGAAACGCAGCAAATACTTTAACAGGATTAGTACGAGGAACAAATGCTCAATTTAGAGGAACCGTTCCTAACAATACTGAGGCGGTTACTCATAGTTCAGGGGCAAATGTTTATGGTGGTTATTCCATAACCATGGTAGAAACAACTGGTATACCACAACCAGGGATGCCAACTACTAGAACAGAAGAAAATAGTTATACTTTTCAAATGATCTCAAACGCGGCAGCCAGTGCAATAGGAGGAGGACTTCAAGTCTTAGCAGGACCTTTAGATTTCCAACAAGGATAATAT